CTTGGCTCGGGGACAATGCTGAAGAAGCTCTTCTTTACGCGACACTGTTCGAAGCCTACACCTTTATGAAGGGTGAGGCCGACATCCTCAATGTTTACAATCAGCGTTACACTGAGGCTATCGGGCGCCTGAAGAACTTCGGCGAAGGGCGTGAAAACACCGACGCCTACCGTGACGGACTGATCAGAGTGAGAGCGACCTGATGGCTTGGACTGAACCCAACGTCACCTCAGTTATGAAGGTTGACGTTGCTACGACTTCAAATGGTGGGCATCCCCCGGAGTTCTGGGCTAAGCTCGCTGCTGACCGCATTGTTCAGATATCTGAAAGTGCGCACCCGGCGATCCGGGAACAGGCTGTGGCCTTTCGCGATAAGGTAGAACACGTTATTCTACTCTATATGCAACGGGCGATTCAGTCGGATCGAACGACCGTTCATCACCTTGTAACTGAAGCGGGTCAGCCAAAACTCGCCGAACTGCTTAGGAGGCCGTGACATGGCTTTTACTGGCAACTTCATGTGTACGTCTTTCAAGCAGCAGTTGCTGGAAGGCGCTCACGATTTCCGCTCCTCTGGCGGCGACATTTTCTACATGGCCCTGTACACCAACTCGGCCACCCTCGACGCCTCGACCACTGCGTATACGACCTCTGGTGAGACGACCAACACCACGGGTACGGCGTATGTCGCCGGTGGTCAGGCGCTCAGCAACGTGAACCCGACGAGCTCCGGCACGACGGCCTTCACGGATTTTGCTGACGAGGTCTGGGCAACCGCTTCGTTCACGGCCCGTGGTGCGTTGATCTATAACACTACCCCGGCGCACACCTACACAAACCCGTCGGTTGTCGTTCTGGACTTCGGTTCGGATAAGACGGCTTCGGCCGGTGACTTCACGGTCATCTTCCCGACGGCGGACGCCGCCAACGCGATCATCCGTATCGCTTGATAGTGTTCCGTGGCCAATGACACTGTAGCCTTTGAGGGTTGGAACCGCTCGGCCGGATGGGGAAGTCTCCCATTCGGCGAGGGCTCGGTTACGGTTGCCGTGGCTACAGGGTCGGTTGGGACAGTTACGGTCTCAGCCAAGGCCAATGTTTCCGTCACCGGGCTTTTCGCTACGGGGCAGTGCGGAACCGTTACGGTATCCGCCAAGGCCAATGTCTATCCAACGGGTTTGTCCGCTACGGGACAGGTGGGAACTGTCACCGTAATAGGCATTGCCAATGTCTCTATTACGGGCCTTGCGGGCACCGGAGTTGTTGGCACTGCTGCCGTCTCTGCCAAGGCAAATGTTCCCGTCACAGGCCTGTCCGCAACGGGACAATCCGGATCTGTTACGGCGACGGGAACGGCCAACGTCTCCGCTACCGGATCGGCCGGAACGGGTCAGGTTGGGCAGGTTGTTGCCAAATCCATCAACAACGTCTTTGTCACTGGCGTTTCGGCCACTGGCGACGTTGGCCAAGTTACTGAAAGCCGCACGGCCAATATCTTCCCAACGGGTGTCCCCGCAACGGGCGAGGTCGGAAGTGTCGATGTTTCGTACTCGGCTAATATCTTCCCGACAGGTGTCTCCGCAACGGGCGAGGTCGGCACCGTAGACGCCGCGTATTCCGCTAGAGTGTATCCCTCCGGGGTCTCGGCAGAAGCTCGCTCCTACGCGGTACAAATTTCTGCAACTGCAAACGTCGAACTCACTGGCGTCGAAGGCACGGGTCTTGTGTCTGAGGTCTTAGTCTGGAATAATATCGGCCCAGATCAAGACCCGAACTGGACACCTATTGCTCCTTCGACGGGTGGCGGGTATAGTCCGATCAACCCATCCCAATCCGCAAACTGGGTGCCAATCGCCGCTTAGAGGTCTTAGATGGCAAGTACTTATTCCTCCCGACTGCGCATCGAACTCATCGGCACGGGTGAGCAGTCCGGTACGTGGGGCATCACTACCAACACGAACCTCGGCACCCTAATCGAAGAAGCGATTGCGGGCGTTGCTTCGATCACGATGACGGACGCCGACTATACGCTTACAACAGCGAACGGCGCCACGGACCAAGCACGTCAGATGGTCCTCAACATGAGCGGCGCTCTTACGGCCACTCGTAATGTCATCTGCCCCGCAGTCCAAAAAGTTTATATCGTCCAGAACGCCACGAGCGGCGGTCAGTCTATCGTAATCAAAACCGCTGCAGGTTCTGGAGTTACCGTTCCGAACGGCACGGCAACCTTGGTGTTCTGCAACGGTACTAACGTCGTTCCGGCGATGGATGCTTTTACAGGCAACCTCGTCATTGGCGACAGCTCTGCTGACACCTTGACGATCAACTCCACCGTTCAGCCTGGCGTGGTCATCAGCGGTTCGAGCAGCGGAAACGCCCTGCGCGTGACACAGACCGGATCCGGAAATGCGCTCCTCGTTGAGGATGCGGCCAACCCGGACGGTAGCCCCTTCGTTATCGACTCCTCCGGGAATGTCGGTATCGGCCTTACCTCTCCGGCCTATGGATTTAACTCTCGTAAGGACACGACCATCAGCGATGTGCAGATGGCGTCGGCCTCTTACGACAGCGTTTCATTTTCTGTCGCTACTCAAGAAACCGTACCAAACTCGTTGTTCTTTAGCCCCGACGGGCGGAACTTATATGTCATGGGTTCCACGGGGGACGACGTAAATCAGTACGTCCTATCCACCGCATGGAATGTTTCCACCGCTTCCTATGTTCGAATCTTCTCCGTCGCGGGGCAGGACTCGGCCCCTCACGGTCTCTTCTTCCGTCAAGACGGTTTGAAGATGTACATGGTCGGTCAGACCAACGACACAGTATATCAGTATGCCCTGACCTCCCCTTGGGACATCTCGACAGCGTCCTATGAGAGCAAGTCTGTCTCTGTGGCTGCGCAGGACATCACCCCGGTGGGTGTTTATTTCCGTCCGGAAGGCACTCGGATGTTCGTGGTGGGTAACACCGGGGACGACGTTTATCAGTACAACCTATCCACTGCGTGGGACGTTTCGACGGCGTCATACGTCCAATCGTTTTCTGTTGCAGGTCAAACAAGCACTCCGCAAGATTTGTCGTTTGTTGAAGACGGCACTCGGATGTTTGTTCTCGGTTCCGACACGGATGCCGTCGCGATTTACAACCTGACAACTCCTTGGGACATCAGCACAGCAACCTATTCTAGCACCCAGTTCAGTGTTTCTTCTCAAGAGACAAGCCCCACCGGGCTGTACGTTCGCCCCGACGGCCTCAAAATGTACGTTGTTGGTAATACCAACAACACGGTCTATCAGTACTCAATTCCCTCGCTCACCACGCGCCTTGTCGGTACGACCGACATTATCGGCAGCGCTGACGTGTGGCAGGACATTACTGTCTACGGTTCCGGCTACTTCAAAAACGCCTTCCAAGTTCCGATCAGCAGCACGACCACTGCGGCTCCCGCGGCCGGCTACATTCGCTTCAACACGACAACGGTATCGTTTGAAGGCTTTAACGGAACGGATTGGTCCCAGGTCGGTGGTGGTGCTACCGGTGGTGGAACGGACAACGTCTTCTACTTGAACGACCAGACCGTGACGACAAGCTACAGCATCCCTTCTGGTCAGAACGCCGGTACCTTCGGTCCGGTGACAATCAACTCCGGCGCGACGGTTACGGTTCCGTCAGGCTCAGTTTGGACGGTGGTGTAAGACATGCCTATCACAATCAGCGGCACGACTGGCGTTGCGGGTGTTGACGGATCTGCCGGAACCCCCGCCGTTCAAGGCACCGATACTAACACCGGCATTGCATTTCCTGCCGCAGACGCAGTCGCTGTTTCAACTGGCGGCTCTGAACGCATGCGGGTCGATAGTTCCGGTAATCTATTGGTTGGAACCACTTCCACACCGACAAGCACAACAAGCTCCGTTGTTTCAAAATCCACAGCGAAGGCTTGGATCAAGCTGACCGACAATGGAACAACGGTCACAACAAATGCTTCTTTCAATATTTCCAGTGTAACTAGAACCGCAACTGGAAACTATGTCCTTAATTTCACTGCGGCTTTATCTGTGAACGACTACTGTGTAGTCGGCGCAGGTGGGTGCAACAGCACTTCTATGCGCGCGGTTTCTTTGCCGTATAATTCTATCGCGCCAACGACCTCTTCTACGCCAATCCAATTAGTCTCATCTGATGGCGCTTTGGGGGCTGCAACGCAATATCTGTGCGCTGCTATTCTAAGCGCAAGTTACTAAGGATAGACCTCAATGGGTGACGTGATTGTGTGGCCGAATGAAATTGGTGCAGTGACTATCTGCTACCCCACTGGTGAACTTCCTCTTGATGAGGTGCTGGCAAAAGATTGTCCGGCCGGGGCTATCATCATTAGCGCATTGAGCCTCCCGCAGAATCAAGGTGTCTTCTTTGAGGCTTGGGAGCTAAACAATGGCTCAGTCGCGGTCAATCTTGAGAAGGCAAAACAAATTGGCCATACCATTCGTCGCGCTGAGCGCGCGAAAGAGTTTGCTCCGCTCGACATCAAGGCAACAATTCCTGCCGAGGCCGCTGCCGCTGAAGCTGCGCGTCAGGTAATCCGCGATAAGTATTCCGCAATACAATCTCAGATTGACGCTGCTCAATCACCCGACGAGATCAAAGCAGCATTGGGGATTAACTGATGCCCTTAAAGCTCAACTCCACTGGCGGTGGTTCGGTCACACTGGACACGCCGTCAACAGCATCTGACTACACGCTGACAGTCCCCGGCATTACCGGCACTGCAGTTGTGACGGGGAGCTCCTCTACCGTAACCCCAACGATGTTGTCTCAGCCGCTGACGTTGATGACAGCGCAGGCTTCAACAAGCGGAACGTCGATTAACTTCACTGGCATCCCAAGCTGGGTAAAGCGCATTACGATTTCAATGCGTCAGGTCAGCCTAGCTGCGTCTGGAACTATTCGTTTTCGTGTAGGCACTTCGTCAGGTCTTGTGACAACTGGCTACTCAACCGGCAACGTCGCTTATGTAACAACCCCACAAATTTCTGTTGCAACAATAACGGACGGATTAGGGGGCATGGGAACTACCGATGGAACAACAACTATTGTTGGCAGCATTGTGTTCACTCTTTTGGACACAAACACATGGGTAAGCAATGGAATGTTCTTTCGAGGAAATGACAACATAACTGTTTCATCCCAAGGGCATATCGCTCTTGCCGGAACACTAGACCGTGTTGCTGTGGTGGCGACCGCAAGCACATTCGACGCTGGCACCATCAACGTGATGTACGAGGGCTGATAGATGTCCACCTTAAAGGCCACTAATCTTCAACACGCTTCTTCGGCCTCTCCGAACATCGTCCTCGACTCGTCCGGCAACGCGACTGCGGGGGGAACCATTGCGATGGCATCCCCGTTTGCGATGCGGAATAAGATCATCAACGGCGCGATGGAAATTTACCAGCGCGGAACCGGCACCGTCACGCTTACTTCGAGCGCCCAATACACTCTCGACCGTTGGGCTTCTACCGAAGACACAGATGGAACCATGACCGTTCGTCAAACAACGAACGCTCCGGCGGGTTTCAAGAACGCCATGTATTTTGAAACTGGGACTGCCGATGCAAGTCTTGGCGCAACTCAATACGTTGCAACAACTCAACAGGTTGAAGGCTTTAACATTGCTGATCTTGCGTGGGGCACGGCGTCAGCTAAGACCGTCACCCTCTCTTTCTGGGTTAGATCCTCTCTTACTGGGACGTTTGGTGGCTCAATCAGAAACGGGTCTTTGAATCGTAGCTATCCGTTCACCTATACAATTTCCGCGGCGGACACCTACGAGTACAAGACTGTCACTATCCCAGGCGACACAACGGGAACATGGGCCACGGAC